CGCTAGTGTGCGTGTTTCTTAGAACCGATTGAACCGCCTACCGGAATGTTCAGATAGCCTATGAGATGGCAGTACCAGACTTTCCCGTATTCGCTCCGACTCTGTACGTTCAGTTTGTCGAACGGAACTTTGTCTATCACATAGTTATTCTTCATATCCGTTTATATAGTCAAAGAAACGATCAAGTGCGTATTGCGCCGAATCCTCATATTTGTACGGCTTTTTAGGTCTGTTTTGTTCTTCAATCAGTCTGTCAATTTGATCTTGTTCAGCCCTATGTTGCCATGCTAGCGGCTCATTTCCTTTAGCACGATTTTCATAGACGGTGTACTCATGCCCCCTGTATTCATATACCAGATAAAGAAAGTCCCTGTCGTATCCTCTGCCATAATACTTGCGTATGAACTTCGCTTTTTTCATGTTTTTGCTCTCTTTCTTTTAATATTTTCCCTGAAACGCTGTCAGGCAAGCTAGCATTATTGTTTTTTGTTCATTAATTTCTTGAAGAGATTCATATTGTTTTCCTCCTAATCTTATTAAGAATATTTCTTATCTCTTGATGATTAGAATATATCACTAATAAGATTATATGTCAATACTATAAGATAAAATATTTATCTATTTCGTGCTAATTATCGTCTTTTTCGTTTGGCGGCTTTCCGAACACTTTCAGACCGTTGCTCATATATATTTTGTGCGATACGGCGCTTTTCATAGGCTTGCTGGTTCAGTTCATCCAGCGCCTTACGTTCCTCCAGATATTCAACACATTCGCCGTGACAGCCAACGTGCCTTTTTGGAGCAATGCAGTATCGACAGCATTTGATTTTGTCGGCCATTAGTACAGTGCTTCCAACTTCTTACTAAGATCATTGAGTTCAGCACGAAGAACTACAATTTCTCTTTTGAGATAACTCGGTTTAATGGTCTGTTTCGGCTCGTTATATCCAACCTCCCACGGCTTTGCCGACTGAGGAGTATTCTTAAATTTCTGATGTTCCTTGATGTGCTCATCCAAATGAGAGTGGATTGTCCTACTATATTCATTGTTTGTACCTCGCTACAGGACAAAGAACTTGTCCCGGCTACCTTCTTTTGTCGTATAAAATTTACATTTATTCGCGGTCTTTCTCGAAACGTCTTGACCTACCTGATAATGTGTTCCATCTTTGTCGTAAGAGTAACGACAGGTACACATGAAGCCTCGAATTGCATCACAATTAGTACATTCTCTACAGTCTTTCATCGTTTGTACCTCGTCACGCTGTTACAAATCGTTCTGAGTTCATATCTCTCTAAAGGAGGATCACAAGCTGTATCATTGACATAGAGAAGTTCGTCATAAATCTGAGCTTTGCTGTAGCCTTGGTTATGAAGGAACCCAGCCAGAGAGGTGAGACAGATATTTCGGCTTCCGTCCGGTATTCTTGGATATACTGGACGAAGCTTGATTCTGCCGTTTATTACCGGTTCTTCCCATACCGGGTGATAGATTCTGTCTCTTACATTCTTGATATTTGATTCTCTGGACTCTGGAAAATACTTCTCAACAACATAATCAATGGCTTCCTGATTTTCGATTATGTCTGAGTAGAGAAGAGTGTTACCAGTTAGGATGAAGTATCGGGCTTCCTTATAGATCTCAACGCCTTTGAGATTGTTTCTGCCTTTGAATGGAAGAGTGCCACGAAGCAGTATATGAAAGCCTCTACCACTTCGTGATTTCTCCGTATAACTCTTACAGCGTCCTACAATATCGACCGCCGTATCACTCAGAAAGCCGTCCTCATCGTAACCATCGTCAACATCTATGCCAACATACCCGTTATCCGCAAATACAAATCCGCAGTAATCGTAATAACCTTTTTTCCACGATTCTAACGCTGTACCATAATCCGACCAGGTTGACGGATTGGTGGAAGAGGCTGCCTCGTTTTCGTAGGCTTTCATAGGAACCTTTGAGCCGTCGTTCGCGCACACCCACTGATCGAGACTTTTTAATTCTTCCGGTATGTTTTCATAGTGGCATTGCATTACAGTAATCCCCGCCTTTTTGCTACCTTGCGTTCCAGTGCGTTTACCAGCTTCCAGATACGATCTTGTGCAATACCACGCTCTTTAGATAGCTCGTACACGTTGTCAGCGACCGTATCGCCGCTCTTGTAAATGTAGGTAAGCAATTCCTTCTCTGTGTCGTCAAAGCCCTTAAATGCGTCCTTACAGGCCTCCCAGTTGTGCTTGTCAGAGACACTATGGAACCTGGCATGAGGGTTTCTTACATAAAAGCGAAGGCAATGGTTCACATACTCTGAATAGAATGTTTTCCCCATTATTCCTTATCCTCCTTTGGCTTCACTTCTGTACCTTCGAAATACCATTTCTTATCAATGCAGATAGGATAGCCAGGCTTGTCTGACTTCACCGACTTACCGGAATCAATGATGCGCTGTGCTGCCGAGATCGACAGGCTGTTCTTCACAAAATCGTTTCCGGTTTTCAGAAGAGAATTGACTCGTCCGTTTATGTTTTTAAGTTTATACACGATTACGTCATTGCTCTTGATTTTCACTTACTTCTACCATCCTCTCTATAATCTTGTTTGCAAGCTTTTCTCCAATGCCAGGAACAGTGATGAGAATGTCATATAGAGAATCTTCGTTAAGCGTTAGCGAATTATCTTCATACTTTTTCGATTCTTCATCGGCTCCGTCTGCATATCCTGACTTGTACACGCTTATTACCCATCTGTTAAAGTCTGCAAAAGACATTTTCTGTAAGTGCTTGTATGTACTAAAATCTGCTACTTTCCTCATAGGCTTTACCTTGTAAACAACTATAGTTTATCTTACTATACTGAGATTGCCAATATGCAATCTTAGTATAGTAAGATTTAATTTGTTAGACTACTTCATTTGATCGTTCAATCTGGAATGAAATTTTAGATTTCTAATATCACACACCATCTGTGCGTGTTTCTTAGAACCGATTGAACCGCCTACCGGAATGTTCGGATAGCCTATGAGATGGCAGTACCAGACTTTCCCGTATTCGCTCCGACTCTGTACGTCCAGTTTGTCGAACGGAACTTTGTCTATCACATAGTTATTCTTCATATCCTACAATGTCCTTTACATATGGCAACGTCTTGAGGATTTCAACAAACTCGTTCCACTCCGTCTTTATCCCTCGAAAGCCATTTGTACCCTTCATCGCGCAATTTCTTTGCGGTCAGAATTTCAATCTCGCTGTACTTGCTCATGTCTTTGCCCTCCTCCCATCAGGCATAGTAAACCATGTAGTAGTGTCTGCCCTTAAACTCGACGTGCCTATATCCCACGCCATACTCTTCCATCCGATGCACCAGCCAGTAGGCGTCTTCAACCGGCTCTTCATACTCATCAAATTCTTCACCGTGTTCGCCATACTCATAAGTTTTCGTTTTGGTCAACGGGACATCGGAAACAAAACCCACAGCCCAGTCGTCCAGATCAAAATCGTTTTCCCACAGCTCGTCATGAGAAAGGCCTGTCAATTTCATCAGGTCTTTTTCTGTGTCAAACATTGTAAGATTGATCATTCTCGCTATCCTTTTGCTGGTCCTGCCTGTATGGTTGCTGCGTTTTCGATCAGATCCTCTACGCACCATATTTTTATCGCTTTGCTCCCATCCGGTGCTGTAAACCTGTTGCAGTACTCTCCTTTCAAGACGGCGCAGCTGCTGCAGGACTTCATCTGCATCAATCAGTATCATCATCATTTACTCCTCCTATGCTGGCTTGCGTTCGGGCATGTCGCAAAATGAGATGTATATCCTTTGAAATCGCCGGCCATATCATCCTGCCATCCTGTATGCGTCTCGCCATCCTCAGTAATAAAAACCTCTTTCCCTAAATCATGCCCGAACAAGGACGGGAGGGATTCTTTGTTGTCGAAATAAAAATGGGCCTGCGCATCACACGGCATGACCTTCCCGGACTTGGTCTTTATCCAGATAATCTCTGCTCCGCATGATCTACATTTGCTCATAGTCACTCCTCCCTTGCCGTGAGACACGCCGCTGCCAGCGCGGCAATCAGTATCAGTATTGATCATGTCTCCTCCTCGTTCATCTTTGCACCGCAGCTCGGGCGGTAGTTCCATCTGTTTTCTTTCGGTGTCCTGTAAATTATTTCCTGTACTCCGCCACAGGAAGAACATTTGTAAGTGTTGCTACCTTCTCCGGTTTCGCTCTCATATGGGATTCGGTGCGCGTGCACTACCGGCTTTACATCCAATGTCGGCGCATTATTAACTTCGGTTCTTGCTTCCATCAGACCGATAACTTCATCGTCATGATGTGATTTCTTTTGTTCTTCGATGATTCTGGTAAGAATCGTTGAAATAGTATCTGCATCAATCGGTCTCATACTTTTACTTCCTTATTTAATTGACGTTTGTATACGATAGTTGAATTATCAATTATCTCCTGTATACGATAGTTGAATCATCTCCCTGTACTTCCCCAGCCGGACATATCGCGTCCGCTCTCTGAATCATCCAGCTCGTCAACCTTTTCCAAATCCGCAAGTGCTACTGGAATCAGAACAAGCTGAGTGATCTTGTCACCGGCCTTAAATTCATAAGGCTCTGTACCGAAATTGAGAAGCTTTACCTTGATTGTTCCCCGGAATCCGCTATCTACAACGCCACCGGTCGAAATGATCGAATGGTTTATATTGAGTCCAGACTTGCTTTCCAGCTTTCCGAAATATCCAATCGGAATCTGTACAGCAATCCTTGTGTCAATGGTTTTATTCTCGTGAGGATGGAGAATAAATCCTTCTGGTGTGCGAATGTCTATACCGGCATCGTCAAAATGTGCTCTTTCAAGCGGATAGCCACCTTCAAATACTTTATATTTCATCTATAACCTCACTTTCCCATAAGTTCTTTAGTGCGCTTTGTCCTTAATGCTCCGAGCTTTTTCCTGTAGGTGTCATTAAACAACACTCGAATGGCATCATTTAATGCCTTGTTTGAAAAACAAATGCTCTGTTCGTCCTCCGACAGTGAGATGTTATTTACATCGAGAATTTCATCAAGAAAGAGCTTTGCCCTAGAATTTGTTTCACGCATGGAGTCATATACTCCTTTGCTAAGAGAAACAACATTGATATCATCAATACTCATCTTTATTTTCCTCCAGTTCGATATATTTATTCAGATACCAGTTTGCCTTTTTTACATCTTCCAACCCGTTTTTCCTTCTGAAACGATACAGGTATTTGAATGCGTTGCAAATGCAGAAATTCAGAACAGCTTCTTTTCCCTGTGCTTCCAGCATTACGTCAATGCACTCAAATTTTCCTGTCTCGTAGTGGGCTGGATGATTTACTACATCAGCCACTTGATACCTCCTTATCCGAGAAGATCATCAAGGTTAAGACCCGTGCTTGCTTTTTCAACTTTCTTCGGGGCAGGAGCAGACTGTTTCGGAACAGAAGTATTTCCACGCCCAAGTTCTAATGCTCTCTTGCAAGGCTCTTCATCGAACCCGTCTGCCGGAGACTTGTCACCGAGGTTTGCGAAAGTAACTGTCTTATTCGGGTCTTTATTAGAAGGAACTTCGGTATGAACAACCTCTGCCCGGATGTAATGTCCGATCAGCTCTTCCGGGTCAACATCCTCGAGTGAGAAATCATTCATAGCGGTTTTTGCGAAATATGAGAAAGCGTTCAGAGCCTTTTCGTTGTACTGATCGTCCTTATCCTTGATAGAAAAACGCTCCGTATGAGTCATTCCTTTGGCGTTTACCATCTTGACTTCGATCTTTCCGAAGTCCTCGTCATAGGTTGCATCATATATACGAAAAACGTATTCTCCTTCCGGGATGAGCATAAAGCCACTTGTCATCGGAATCCTTGCCATTGTTTTAATCCTCCTGTTTTCTTATCTGAGTGCTGCTTCCATCAAACTTTTTACAAGCTCGAACGCTTCCTGTGATGTAAAACCAGCTTCCACAAAAGCCTTTTTAAGCTGGAGCATCTGCTTTGCCATGTCCAATGCCTGCTTGTCGAAATTCTGCTTTGCCATGTCCAATGCCTGCTTGTCGAAATTCTGCTTTGTAACCTCTTTGTTCTTGAGATGTTCAAGTATTTT